TCGCCTTTCCCGTTGGCTCGCATCCAAGGTGCTGTCAACGAGCTGGGCTGCGCGGCAACCTACTCGGTTGCTAAGATGGACAACTCGCTATTCTGGCTTGGGGCAGATGCTCGCGGTCAAGGCGTGGTGTTCCGTGCCCAAGGCTATACAGGTCAGCGCATCTCGACCCATGCGGTCGAATTTGCTATCCAAAACTACGGCTCCATCTCGGACGCTATTGGTTTTACCTATCAGCAAGACGGCCATGCCTTTTACGTGCTGAGCTTTCCAAGCGCCCAACGCACTTGGGTGTTCGACGTAGCTACCGGCGCATGGCATGAGCGCGCAGGCTTTGCCAATGGTGACTTTATTCGCCACCGCGCCAACTGCCAAATGTTCTACAACAACGAGGTAGTGGTCGGCGATTTTGAAAACGGCAAGATTTACGCGTACGACTTGGACGTGTTTGCTGACGACAACCTGCCACAGAAGTGGCTGCGGTCATGGCGGGCACTGCCTACCGGCCAGAACAACCTAAAGCGTACCGCTCAGCACACGCTGCAGCTTGAGTGCGAGACAGGTGTTGGTCTGATTACCGGCCAAGGCAACGACCCGCAAGTCATCATGCGCTGGTCGGATGACGGTGGCCACACCTGGTCAAACGAGCATTGGACGGGCATGGGCAAGATCGGCAACTACGGCTACCGCGCCTTCTGGCGGCGGCTGGGCATGACCGAAAAGCTGCGTGACCGTGTCTACGAGGTGTCCGGCACCGACCCCGTCAAGATCGCCATTTTGGGTGCCGAGTTAGTGTTGACCGGCACCAATGCCTAATCCCGATAACGAGCCACAGCTCCCCAAGAACCAGTCGCCGATTACCGACGACCGAACGGGGCTTGTCTCGCGTGACTGGTATCGGTTCTTTCTAAACCTGCTAAACAAAGCCAATTTAGGCGGCGGCGTTACTTCGGTCAATGTATCGGGGGGTACAACGGGCCTGACAACTTCAGGCGGGCCTGTTACGACATCAGGCACCATTACTTTAGCAGGCACGTTAGATGTCGATAATGGCGGCACGGGGGCCACCACAGCGGCTAACGCTCGCGCAAACTTAAGCGCAGCGCAAAGCGGCGCAAACACGGACATTACGTCAATTGCGTTGACTACGGGCACCATAAGCACGGCGCCCAGCGGAAACAGCGACATAGTCAACAAATTTTATGCTGACACGCTTATCAGCGGCGTTAACTTTCATGCTGCGTGTAATTACGCCACCACGACGGCGCTGTCGCCTGCCAATACATACAACAATGGTACGGGCGGTGTGGGCGCCACGCTTACGGCCAGCTCTAACGGTACGCTGACTATTGACGGGTATACGTTTGTCACCGCCGATATAGGCAAGCGGATATTGGTAAAAGATGAAGTTGCGGGCGCTAATAATGGCGTCTACACATTGACGCAAGAAGGATCGGCATCCCAACCGTATATTCTTACGCGCGCTACCGATTACGATACTGCAGGCACTGGCGCTAACTCAATAGACCAAGGCGATTTAATGCTTGTCTTGTCAGGGACAACTAACGCTAATACGTCTTGGGTTCAGCAAACCGCGTTGCCAATTACGGTCGGCACCACGGCACTTGTATTTGTTCAATTTGCAGCGGTTCAGACGTATTCTGCAGGTACGGGGTTAAGCCTTGCCAGCAATACGTTTTCAATCACCAATATAGGCACAGCAGGCACGTACGGCTCTGCATCGGCGGTACCGGTGTTTACCACCAACGCCCAAGGTCAAGTTACTGGCGTAACCAACACAGCTATTGCCATATCAGGCAGCGCCGTGTCGGGCAACATTAGCGGTAATGCCGCTAATGTAACGGGAACCGTAGCTATTGCAAATGGCGGCACAGGCCAAACTACGCAGCAAACCGCAATCAATGCGTTAGCTGGCGCGGTCACGTCTGGACAATTTTTGCGAGGTAACGGCACTAACGTCGTTATGTCGGCCATTCAAGTTGCGGACGTACCGACGCTCAACCAAAACACCACAGGATCGGCTGCCACGTTGACCACGGGCAGAACTATCTCTATTACAGGCGATTTAGCCTATACCAGCCCAAGTTTTAACGGCTCGGCAAACGTGACGGCTGCGGGCACCTTGGCCACCGTCAACGCGAATGTGGGTAGTTTCACAAATGCGTCTATTACGGTCAACGGCAAAGGTCTAATTACTGCAGCGTCCAGCGGCACCGCACCGGTCACATCTGTTACGGGCACTTCACCTGTTGCATCGTCTGGAGGTACTACGCCAGCCATTAGTCTTTCTTCTGGCTATGGCGACACACAGAACCCCTACGCAAGCAAAACCGCTAATTTTGTGTTGGCTGCGCCTAACGGTACAGCAGGTGTTCCGACGTTCCGAGCTATTGTCGCGGCAGACATCCCGACACTTAACCAAAACACAACAGGTACGGCTAGTAACGTAACGGGCACGGTTGCTGTTGCCAACGGTGGTACTGGTGCGACAACTGCCGCAACAGCGCGCACAAACCTCGGCGCAACTACTGTCGGGTCAAACTTCTTTACCCTAGCTAACCCAAGCGCGATTACTTTCGTGCGTATCAACGCAGACAATACGGTATCTACGCTTGACGCAGCTACGTTTAGAACTGCTATTGGCGCAGGCACCGGCAGCGGAACGGTTACTTCGGTTACAGGCACTTCGCCAGTAGCTTCATCGGGGGGAACTACACCAGCTATTAGTCTTTCCTCTGGATACGGAGATACTCAAAACCCGTACGCTAGTAAGACAGCTAACTTTGTACTAGCCGCCCCTAACGGCGTAGCCGGGGCACCAACTTTCCGTGCCATCGTTGCAGCGGATATTCCTACGCTGAACCAAAACACTACAGGTACAGCTAGCAACGTGACCGGCACGGTTGCCGTCGCCAACGGCGGCACAGGAGCAACAACGGCGGCGACGGCAAGAACAAACCTTGGGGCAACAACTGTAGGGTCAAACTTTTTTACTTTAACCAACCCAAGTGCAATCACTTTTCCTCGTATTAACGCCGACAACACGGTATCCACTTTAGATGCCGCGACATTTAGGACTGCAATCGGGGCGGGGACGGGTAATGGGACGGTCACTTCGGTCACCGGTACTTCACCCGTAGTGTCTTCTGGCGGCACCACACCCGCTATCAGTTTGGCAACAGGGTATGGTGACACGCAAAACCCCTACGCAAGCAAGACAGCTAACTTCTTTTTAGCAGCGCCCAATGGCACGGCTGGCGCACCGACTTTCCGCGCTATTGTGGCTGCGGATGTGCCGACACTTAACCAAAACACAACAGGCACGGCTAGTAACGTAACCGGCACCGTAGCGATAGCCAATGGTGGCACGGGGCAGACTACGCAGCAGACAGCGATTAACGCTTTAGCTGGCGCGGTGACATCAGGGCAGTTTTTGCGGGGTAACGGCACCAACGTCGTTATGGCCGCTATCCAAGCCTCTGATGTGCCAACGCTCAACCAGAACACGACAGGTACGGCCAGCAACGTAACCGGCGTTGTAGCTGTGGCAAACGGCGGATCAGGGCAGACGACCGCCCAAACCGCGATGAATACGTTTGCGGGTGCGGTAACTTCTGGCCAGTATCTGCGCGGTAATGGCACCAACGTGGTCATGTCCGCTATCCAGGCAGCGGACGTACCGACCCTGAATCAGAACACCACGGGTACGGCCAGTAATGTGACAGGCACCGTAGCCATTGCTAACGGTGGTACGGGTCAGACGACTAAACTTGCGGCTTTTGATGCCTTGTCGCCTGCGTCTACTAAGGGCGACTTAATTGCGTTTGATGGCACGGACAATGTCCGCTTGCCGGTGGGCGCTGACGGACTGGTACTACAGGCGGACTCTACCCAGACTACCGGTCTTAAGTGGGCCGCTGCCGGTAGCTCGGGCGCCACGATTACCAACGACACCGCGACCTCAACAAATGTCTACCCGACTTTCGTGGCGACTACGTCCGGCACACTGTCGACCATTAACACCAGCAATGCAAAATTACTATACAAACCCAGCACGGGTGAATTAACATCTGAGCATTTCATAGCGGGCAATGGCATATTTGTCAATAATCTAACGATTGATGTCAGCTATACCATT